GTTTCCCAGTCACGATCCAAGCCATGGACGTCCCATTTCTCCCACTCTCGCTTCCAGTTCACCTTGAGGGAGGCGGGGCAGATGATGATGACTTTCTTCGCGGCGACAACGTTGTGAACGCCGATGGCTTGGATCGTTTTACCCAGCCCCGGTGGATCAGCAATCAGCGTCTTCGGTCGGGCGGCGGCGTACTCGATGCCAGCCTTCTGGAAGGGGAGGTAGGCGAGCCCGTCAGGGGCGGGAAAGGTTGTGTCGGTATCCTCGGCCCAAGACGCTTCGACTGCCGCCTCACGGACTCGCTCAGCGTGTTCCAGATACTCTTTGGCGGCACCCACTGCAAACTGTGCCAGCGGGCGCGCTTTCTCCACGTCCGCCGTCTCCCACGCCTTACGGACGGTGGACCATTTCCACCCGTTACGCTTGAAGCGGAATTTTTCGTGGGGGCGCACCCCCGACTTGCCGTTCGCGAAGCGGGTGGTGAAGACACCATTTAGGCGATCAAACGATGCCATTCGTCAACGAATTCCTCTGCGGATTTTGCCTTCCAGCCCCACAGAGCATTATGGGGAATATTGTAGCAGTCGGCGAGGAACTTAAACCCGTTCGAGAAATCGTACTCGCCTTTGGTGCGGAATGTGGCTTCCTCGTAGAATTTCTTTTTAGGGAAGAACCCCAACACATATGCCTTATCCATGCGCTCACGCACCCGCGTGAAAAAATAAAAATCGCAGGCCTGCTCGGTGTTGAAATCGGCCACGCTGGCTTCGTATTTCGGCTTGGGTTTCGGGTTGGACATCTTGGTCTTGACTTCGACACGCTTCCCATCAGCAAGGATGTCATAGTCCATCGTGTCGACAATATCGACACCGAGAATATCAGCAATGACCCGCTCACCAATGAACCCATACATGTTGCCAGCACCGCCCCGAATGGAGTTGTGAAGAACGCCCATATCGAGATTGCGTTGATGGGCCTCGCCGACCATGGCGGGGGTTACGGGGACTTCAAACATCGGTAACTCCTAAAACATAGCGAGCGGATGGACCGCAATACGGCCCTGCTCGTTTTCCTCCAAGGTAATGCTCTCTGGGATCGTGTAGAACCCGATAGGCGGCGTGACGATCATGGTGTCAGGAAGATCACCGTCGCCGGAATCGATGTAGACGTGGATCACGTGCCCTTCGTAGGTGAAGGTGAATTCCTGCGGGACAACCCACCGACTGACAAGACGGTTCTGGAACACGGCATCCACCAGCCAATCTTCCATAGGCTCAAGGCGGATGAAGTAGGGCTCATTGTTGGGATTACCCTCGTCCTTGATCGTCTCTCCGACGTATTCCAACTCGCCTTCGGGGAGTGTGAGGGGCAACGCGTCGCTGCTACCGAAGCTGCCGTGCGGCGTATAGGAATCCTCGGGATAGCCGTTGTGACCGCCCGCATACGCGGGCGAGCATCCGACGACCATAGCGACAAAAACCCAGCGCAGCCACTTCATTTCGTATACTCCACAGTTGCGTCAACATAGGAAAATTCACGCGGATCGTTGCCCACCTTCGGGTGCATGTTGATCCGCACACCATTCGGCTCGACGTTTCCGCCAAGCTCCGCCGCGATGTAGCGGCGGATGGCTTCCTTGATCTCATGCTCGTTCAGATGTGCAGAAAGTTTCATCAACGCTTCCGGTTCTTGCCCAGCACGTTCTCGTTCAGATGCCGACGTGCAGCCTTTTCCATCTTGCGCGCGTTAGCGCGGCGGACCTGCCGGGATTCCGGCTTCTCGATGTTGGCAGTATTGGCCTGAGTCATTCGGGATACTCTGGTTGTTTGAGCGCTGCTGTTGTATCACGGTAGCTTTTGTATTGTTTGTGTTCCAGTCCCATCGTCATCATTTCGACGGCGATCAACGCTTCTTCGAGTTCAGCGATGCGGTTGGCTGCCGCAAGGCACAGCTTGCGTGAGGGCCGGTCGCTCTGTAATGCGGCAGTCAGTCGGCTCATGCAAGTTTCTCCAATGGGGCAATGTTCTTGAGATAGAGGGGATGGCGCGGCTGCCCTGCCTGCGTCACACCCAAGGCCTTTGGAACATGGCCTGATTGGTGGATGATGTCAAGCACGACTTTGTCTCGTGCCTTGAAACTGCCATGCGCGCCCCAAGCACACACGACAATGTCCGCGTCTTCCAGCGCTTGCCGGATGACCAGATCATTCTCCGGCCCAACCGGATCATCCGCCGCCTTCATGGCTTTCGGGTCGGTCGCCCGGAAGGCAAACAGGTTGACCACTTCCATGTAGCCGCAGCCTTCGCGCTTGGCGAAATTGATGCACCGGCGGATGGTGGGATCGTCCTCGACCGCGTCAGCGGTGGAAGGGTTGAGCATGACAAACAACATGCCGGGGTCTTCATTGTCGCCCCAGTCCCGCACGAGATTGTAGCGGTACAGACCGTCGTCGGAAATGTAGGCGTCCTTGATCATACGTTGATACTCATGTTGACGCAGATGATTTCGCGATCTGGGCGCTGCCCAATCGTGGTGATGTCCACGGTGTTGATCGCCACGTTGAAGTGCGGAGGCAATTCCTGAATGGCGGCATTCAGCGCCGTCTCGGCTTCGCGAACGCGGCTGACCGCGTCCGCATCTTCTTGGGGTAGGGGCGTGCCCATTATTCGATCTCCTGTGCCTTGGCGAGGTACCATGTCCGCGCGGCCTGCGTCACGTGCTTGGTGACGTCCTTCCATTCGAGCCCGGCGTCTGCCAGTTCGATCACGGACTCTTTCTTGATGTCCTGACCGATCCATTTCAGGAACGCCCCAGTGCGCTCAGGGATGGCTTCGCCACCACAGGCTTCCGTTACCCCCTGTTCGCAGCGCGCCGTGGTGACAAACATGTCGACGAATTCGACCACACCGTCCGGCACTTCGATCTGGGCTGACGCTGCTTTCTTGGTCTTCTGGACCGAGTGTGCCTCGGTTTTTACCTTGAAAGTCAGATAGTTGTACCAATGGCGGTCGATGTATCCGTCTTCCATTGTCCCGCCGTCGGGGTTGTACAGGGGCGACAGAACCCAACCTTCGCCCGGCCCATCGACGCCGAAGATGCCGTAGATGAATGGGTCCTGTTCAGCGACGCGTTGTACTTGTTCATGGAGCAGATCAGCGAAGGACTGGCAGGCGAGCTTGTCGTTGAAGTCCAACGGCGTCTCGAACATCATGTCCCATGGCAGGACCAGTACGTCGTCCAGATCGGGAATCATGTCCTCAATCATTACGGGGTCCACATACATCACGTCGGTGATCTCGACCGCGAAGATGAAGAAGTATTTGTCGTCGAGGTTGCAGACGGCGTCACCTTTTTGGATGCCCTTACCGGCCCACTCGCCGAAGAAGGTGATCGGCGGATCGTCGGCGCGGCTGGTGTGCAGCCATGCGTCTTCGTTTGCCTTGACCCACGCCGCGAAGCCCGCGTTGTCCATGTCCGGCGTGATGTCCCGCGACCGGGACTGGGCATGGACGCCGTACTTGTCCACCCGAACTGCGGCGTTCGTTCCGTGCAGTTTGATCTTCGCACCGTACCGGACCACTGCCTTGTTGTCGAAGTAGTCCTGTCCCCGCACCACGTGTGCGAAGCTCTCGATGCTCGTGAATTTGTTGAAGCTCATTGTGTCCCCATTGCGTCGATGGCCTTGAACATGGCCTTGTTGAAGTCTTCCCAGTCGAAATCCTCGGGTTCGTCGTCCTCACTGATTCGACCTTTGATCACCTTAGCGCGGATCAGGGTGCGTGCCAACTGGTAATCCCAGTCGCTGTTCCCGAGCGGGCGCTTTCCTGAGAAGGATTCGCCCTCGCGCACAAGTGCCTTCAACGTGTCCCGCAGGTACTCACCCACGGTCGCCGCGTCGTCCCATTCTCCCATGGGCAGGGTGAGAATTGTCTTGCCGCGCATGGCGTCACCCATACATCGAGGTCAAAATCCAGCAGGGCTCGCCTTCGATGTCGCGCTCCGCCGCCCACGCCTTGAGGGCGTCGATCTGTTCCTGCGTCACGGTCGGCAGGCCGTCAGTGAATTCGTGCGGATAGCCCCGCGACGCGCTGACTTCCGTACCCGGCACCGCGAGGATGTACATCGGGTAATCGTAGGAGCAGTGCCACACCAGATCGACCGGGTAGGCCTTGCGCGCTTCGGCGCGCTCGCCGTATGACAGGTCGCTGATGCCAAGTTCAGCGTCCACCATTTCGTCGAATTCGATCTCGTCGCCGTCCTCGGTGTAGAGAAATTCCGGCAGTTCATCTTCCCGCCCAAGCTCGATGCCAAAGACCAGAATGCCGTCCGATGACACACCCATGTTGTCGTCCTCCATTTGGGGCAGAGGCCCGCGTCAGCGGGCCTCCTGTTGATTACTGATTGGCGTTGCGGATGGCCTTGAGCCATTCCTGCACAGTGGTCCGAGGCACGCCGTATTCCCGGTCGAAGCCGCGCTGTCCGATGTCGTCCACGATGGTCGAAATCTGCGTCGCGGTGAAGACCTGACCAGTGGCCTCGTGCATGAAGGTCAGCGGCTCTTCTCCGGCGTCGTCCAGATCGTCGTCGATGGCGTTGTCACGCTCCCATTCCTCCATTTCGCATTCGTCACAGAGGTTCGTGTATTCGTCGATCACGTCGCCGCACTCGTCGCAGAAGTATTCTTCCTCTTCGACCACGACGCGGAGCTTGACTTCTTCGCCATCTTTACAGACGAAGCATTCAATGCCGTCGGCGAACCGCACGAAAGTGCCGATGTAGTCGCCTGCGTCATTCCGGGCCAGATCACCGGCCTCGTAGACGTAGTGGTCCGGGTGCTCGTTATCGTCCGCGACGTCCAGTTCGTACTGGTCCATCACGACACCGACTTCGAGGCTGCCCGGCTTGATGACACTGTCACCTTCCTCGGGCCAGTCGTCGGTTGCCTCGTAGCCATCCGGCACGATGAAGCCCTGATTGGTCGTGGGCTGTGCGGCGTCCACGCGGTTTTCGCTCGGGGTGGAGCGGACGATGGTCGCTGTCTCGACGCGAGTACGATGGCGCTCGTCTTCGATGTCGCCCAGAACCGCGTATTCGCAGACACGCATCTTCGAATACTTGTAGTCGTGCGGGACCGCGACCACGTCGCGCGGATTAACCTTGACGGCGATGACCTTCTTGCTGGTCCAGAAGCTGTCGAGGTAGTGCGAAGCACAGACGTGCAGGCCGCGCGAACAAGTCTGGTTCGGATCGTTGTCACACTCGGCGCGATCTTTCTGGACCACGTCGCCGGGGCGGTTCCAGACGGTGGTGCCGTCCGGGTTATTCCGGGTGCTGCTGTAGTCGTCGTTGACGCCCTTGAAGGCAACGAAACAGCCGTCGTCGGTCAGCGGGGCCTGCCAGCGGTCGACGAAATCGAAGGTCTGTTCCCGCGACCGGTCGTCGGGGTTCTGCATGACGTTGTCCATGAACTTCGCCAGCGGCGAGGCATCGTAGCCGTCTTCCAACATGGTCACGATCTTGAGGGCCAGCGAGTTGTGCAGCGGCTCGCCTTTGTAGAAGACGGTGTCGCCCATCACCTTGACTGCGCCGGAGGTCAGCCGGGACATGGCCTCGCGCTTGTCGAGCAGGCTGAGGATCAGGTCGGCGTCATGCGTCTTGCCTTTCAGATGCTCGGACAGCGCCGGAAAGCCTGCGTGGGTTCGCGGGATGTTGTTCATCGAGCCATCGATCAGGATGGTGATGCTGTTCTCCGTAACGGTGAACGGGAAATAGGCCATGTTCAGTTCCTCCTAACTCTCAAGCCGCGATTGCGGCGGTTTCATCCAAAGGGCGCAGCGAATCAAGCTCCGCTGCCTTGTCACATACATGGACGTAATGGGCCAGCTTGTCAAGAGCATCCCTCATGTACCAGTTGTCGAAGGATTCGAGCAGCGGGTACCGGTCATCCAGTTCCAACCGAATGACGTCCAGTTCCGGGAATTCGACGTCAGCCCATTTCTCTACCGTCTCGCGCTGGCCCACGACACCTGCGAGACGGACGATATGGTCAACAGCAGGCTTCTTGGCTGTGGCGGCTTCCTGATACAGGGTCAGCGCGTCGCGGATGATCGAAGACTCGGCGAAGTCGCCGTCGCTGAGCTTCTGATTGATGAAGCGCAGCTTGTCATCGCCCAGCACGCGCTCGATCATGCGCGCTTTCGCGATTTGCTTCTTCGGCTGATGCTTCTTGAACGTGGCAGCCGCGAGGTCATAGATGTTGACCCACTGGTCGCCTTCGAAATGCTTCCAGAGCGACTTGGGTGCGCCATGCAGGACAGTGCCCTGCGGGATAACGTTCTCACCGAAGGCGCGCAGCGCCGCCCACACGTCGCCGGGGAAGCCCATGCCAGACGGATACTTCGGATTGTTGCGTTCCAGCGGGACATAGAAGCCGCCCTTGGCAAAATCGTCCGGTTGCAAGTCGGCGCGTTGATCGAAACGACCGGCGCTGTAAATGCGAACCTGAACGGGGCGCTTGATGTAGTGGCCGTTGCCACCGGCAGAGTTCTTCGGCATGTCAGGCAGGTCTGCCACGTCACGGACGTCCGCACCGTCGAAGGTGTCCAGCAGTTCCACCATGGCCTGCGCCGCCTCGCGACCGCCCTTGTACTTGACCCAGACGATGGTGTCGAAGTCTTCATCACGCTGAGCTTCCCTGATCTTGCCGGGGACGTGCTTGATCCTGACGTCGCTTTCGAGGTCTTCCACGAAGATGACAATGTCCTTGCGGGCCGGGACACCGACGCGGTCGGTGATGTAGTCAAATCGGTAGACAGCGTTGCTGAGTTTGGAGCCTGCTATGGTGCAGACCTGAATGTGATGGTTGTTCGGCAGCGTGACATCGCAGGTATGCTGCGTGCCGACCGTCTGCGTCATGCTCAGGAGCTTCCCATCGAACATCGCGTGCTTTTTTAGATGTTCCTTGACCGCTTCCGGCAGGCTGCCGCTGTTGATATGCTCACGGAACAGGATGCAGGCTTCCCAGTAGGTCGAAGCCGCCGCGTACTGGTCCACGAACGTCTGGACCATTTCTTGCACGATAGTGCGAATGCGCATGCGGATCGAGTCCACGGTCGGGTCTTTCGGACCATAGGACAAGGCTTCGCGGCTGGCGTTGATTTCCAGATCGCCGACCGGGAAGTCGATGACCATGGTCGATTGCAGCAGCTTGCGCTCCGCCGAATTCAGGTCGGTGATGGCGTTGACGTTGATCGGATAAAGGACGCAGCCCATCTTGGCATAGGCCTGCTGGCTGTAGCCTTCGATGCAGCCGGACAGCAGTTTCCAGCCGTCACCTTCGCCCAGAATTTCCAGTTCAGGCCAGCCATTGAAATCATCGTCATCCGACTTCTGGATGACATCGGGCTTGATGTCGAAGCCGTGGCTCACGCGGAGTGCGGCCTTGCGGAAGGCGTTGATGTCGCGGGTCTCGATGGGGAACATGACCTCGATACCGCGCTCTTCATCGGTGTCGAACTCGCCCATGAAATGGATTTGCGGGACACCGTCTTCCGAGATCAGTGCCGAGTAGACGCGCTTCTTTCCGTCCATGAAAGCAGTGACGGTGAACGTGTCGGTGTACGCGAACGGCGACTTGGAGCCCAGCCCGAACTTGCCGACGGCGGTGTTGGTATCTTCCTTGGTCGACTCGAAGACCGTGCTGTACAGCCCCATGACGTCTTCATGGGATAGGGACGTGCCGAAGTCACGCACGGTGAAGGTCGGATTGTACATGGACGGGAAGGTGACGGCGAACGGACGCTCGGGATGGCCTGCCTCGACATGGCTGTCCAGCGCGTTCGACCAGATTTCCCGGACGATGGATTGCACCTTGTTCTCGTATAGCCCGTCGATCAGAATCTTGAAGGCCTTACCGTTGGCCTTGATCGTAAAGTCTCTGGACTCCGACGTAGCGGTGGTGACGTGGCGGGCTTCGGTCTTGGTTTTCATTGGGCGTGGTCCTCCTTCGGCGTGTGACATTTGTTTCGGTACACATCACATAGCAACCCCACGACCGATTCGCAAGGGTGAATTGACAGAAAAAATGCAGGATGGTAGAAAAAAGTGCTTGCCACCAAAAACGAGGCCTGTATATGTCGAGCAACTGCACATGCCCAGATGACTGGCGCGCGGTCCCGAAAGACCGTCGTGTTGAAGTCATCGAACCGGGCGCGGTGACTTTCGAGGGCGGGAAGAGGATTATCGACCGCTCGAAGATGCACGTATTTGACAAGGAATGCCCGGCCCACGGGTATGAGGAAATCACATGAGCGAAGAAGACCCGCAGGTAGCTGAGTTTTTCGACCAATACGATGATCTGGCTCTCGCGGTAATCGAAGACAACCGCCCCAATATGCAGAACGGCATGGAAATGTCCAATGCGGAAATGGTGGAAGCGGTCTGCGATCTCATGGGCTGGGAGGACTTTGACCTCTTCGCGTCCTACGACTTCGAAGCTGCCTACAAGAACGGCAGCATGAACCAAATCCTCGCGCACTTCTATATTGCGCATCTGCGCTGCGAACTCTTCTACTCGGCGCGTCAAGAGAACATCGGAGACTACGCTGTCAATCAGTACGCCGTGGCATTCAGCGAATACTGGTATATGAAGCTCCGGGACAAATACGATGCCATGTACGCCGGGGAGTCTACGTCGCACGGTTGGGTGCACTGAAAATCCCACCATGTGAAAAAGCTCTTGTAAAAGGGCACACGATGTCCTATATCGACTCTATCGAAACGAATCACGAGGAGTCGAAACATGGCTGACAAGCACGCCAATACCATCAGCGAAGGGAAGCTAACCGAGCTTCTGAACGACGTCACGAAGACTGCCGACAAGCCGGAAGTCATGCGTGTCGCCTTCATGCTATCCTATTACGTGGGACTGCGCGTCCAAGAGATTGCGGGCCTCGAATGGGACCGGAACATCATGTCCGATGGCGAGCTTCGCCTGTCGCCTGCACCGATCTACGGCAAGAACGGCAAGCCGGAATTCGTCAAGAAGACCGGCGAAGTCAAGATGCGGATGACCCCGACGCTGTTCCTCGTTAGATCGTGACTGGGAAAC